CCGAGCCAAACACCCACGCCAGCAGGGCAGACGAGAAGGCTGCAAGTAGGTTTAAAAACGCTTTTGCGCTTATCGTCTGTTCCGTTGTCATGTGACCCCCACATTATTATTTCTTCTTCGGCGGCTTTCGTTTTTGTGTTTTCCCTTTCGATACTTTGCATCCCATGGTTAAGCTCCTGTTTTGATATATGCCACAATGTAGCCGTTGGAATCCGCGTTAATCAATGGTAGCACCGGCGACGCCTTGAAGAAATTAAAATAAGGGGACGTATCGCAACTAATGGCCATATGTGCGCCATCGCCACCAATGGAAACGGCCTCTGAGCCAGAGGCAAGCGTGTTATCAGGGATACTTATTGCTAGCAGGCTATCGGGATAAACCTTATACGAGAAGATGAATGGTGACGTTTGAGACACTGCGTAAAGCCTATTATCACCATCGAACGCAATACCCCTAACTGCCCCGCCTGGGAGTGATGCCGGGTTGTCTTGCTTTGTTAGTGTGTCACTAGCCAAATCATAAACAGACAGAAAAGTCGATGTGTCATAGCCCACAGCCAGCTTATCCCCTGACTCATTAAACGCGACGCTGTAGCCCGTTCCATCTGGCAAGTCTGACGGATCAGCGAGCTTTGCCAGAACGTCACCAGTTCTTTTATATGCCGTCACAAATGGGGTGGTCGCATGACTTACTGCAAGGTAAGTGCTTGTCGTGTCCCACGCCACACCGTAACCTATTCCTGTTGGCGTTGTTGCTGGGTCGGCAATCTTTGTGAATGTGTCGCCGCTTCGCTTGTATGTCGTCATGTATGGCGCTGTGTTGTGGCCTACAGTCAAATAAACGCCGTCCGGGCTGAATGCTACTGAATAAGCATCTCCTGTTGGTAGTGTTGCCGGGTTTGATAATTTGGTAAAAACATCACCAGCACGCTTATAAATTGTCACAAAAGGGGTTGTAGTGTGAGCAACCGCTAAATATGTATCGTCGGCACTAAATGCCGTCGCACGGCCTATACCTGTTGGCAGCGTTGCCGGGGCCGTCAATATCGCCAGCGCGTCGCCTGTTCGCTTGTAATTTTTAACATAGGGAGATGAAGTCTCAACAACTGAAACATAAGTTGAATCCGAGCTACATGCTATGCCATTGCCTGCGCTGCCTGGTAGTGTCGACGGGTCTGCCAGCTTAACAGGATAGCCACCAATCTTTGTATAGAGGTCGGCGTATGTAGTTGAGTTGTACGTGTCACCATTGCATGGAAGCCATGTTGGTTCTGCGTGTTCTGCTGCATCACCTGACATTTTTATATCGCCGATTCTGAAGTCAGTTGCAGCATTGCGCCAGTTTGTAGTGTCTGAAATTGGATCGTTGCCACTGTTTGAGCTGGTCAGGGATACATACAAATTCCCATCTGATCCCTGAACAATGTCATCAGCTGTGTATGAGACGTTGGTATTCCATGTCTCGTTAAATTGCACCCTTGCCCATGATGCCGGAGCGCCGGTCGGGTCGTTGCCCTGGTTAGACGCTGCAATACTGACATAAAAATTATTATCTGATCCGACCACAAGATTGTTAACAGCGTAAACGGTTGAAGCCTCCCATGATGAAAACTCACCGGCAACTGCCGCCACGACTGGATCACGTGTCTCGATGTTTGCATTAGCGCTAGTGGCTAGAACAACCTTGGCCACGCCGTCAAAGAATATATCCGGCTGCCTTCCTGCTGCTGACAACACGACCGGGTTTGCGTTAGGGATTGTCTGACTGGAATCTGAATAGGTTGTTTTTTTAGTTGAAGTGCCTGTTTCGTAAAAATACAGCAGCCCTCCGGCTAATGGGTCGCCAGCGTCATCTAGGTATTGTTCGCCTACTTTTTTAAATCGTGCCATTATTGCGCTTCCTCTTGCTGTATGGCTGATATGCCTATCGCAGACCCAAGCGCTGGAAAGTCACGCTCTATGCTGCTAATTACTTTCTTGTAGCCTGGGTTGGCTTTCATAGCCTTGCGTACTGCACGCTCATCCCCACCAGCTTTAATAATAAAATTGATTGTATCTCTAACCGCTGCTAGCCCTGGTGCCGACCCAACCCGATTTATCATGTCCATAATTACAGGTGCCGAACCTTTAGGCGTTGCGGCTGCTGTGGGGGATATGTCAAGCGCGGTCTCTTCTAGCGCTCTCAGCGTGGCTAGCGCTTTCGGATTGTCTTTAAATAATACAGCCAGCTTATTATCTGGGCCGTCAAACTTTCGTAACGACTTTGCAAACTGGTTGCCGCTAATTGTTTGCACGCCGCCGGTTTTCTGGCTAACTGCTCGCATTGCGTCATCCAAGGCATTCAATACTACTGACGACTGCATGTCATTAATCGCCCTTTGGCCCGGCTTCCCGGCTTTGGCTAGACTAGCCATGGTGCGCTGCAAATCTTCAACCGCCGCCGTGGGCGACAATAGCGTTTTTGTGACTTTTGACGCCTCAATAATTGGCGTTACCTGGTCGCGCTTAACCCCTATTAATCGGCCTGTTATCGATTGAGGTGAAAACTCTTGTTTCATCTGGCGAACAGTGCCGCGTGCCTTTTTAATGATTTTGCTTATGCTCTCATCCATTACCCCGGCTTTCGTCATTGCATCGGCGATCATATCGACTTCATTATCCAAGGCATTTTTGATTGGTCCCGTGATTACTTTAATCGCGCCGGTCTGGTCTGATCGTTCAATATTATTAATCAGCTTTCTGAAGCGATCAAAATTAGCCATTGTTAAAGGTTGTGGATCCATTCCGCTAGGCAACACATCAAGCTGGCTTTGATCTATCCCGAACCTGGCTAAAGCCTGCTTTAACTTATTCACCGCTTCAGGTGCCGTTATGCTTATATCGTCTATAGTATCAGCATCAGGCATTGCTTTTAATATATCATCCGGAAGAACCGGGACGTTTGCCGCCTGTGGTCGTGTCTCAGCAACCTTTTTATATAGCGCTGTTTTCTCTTTCTGCAAAAGACTCTTCCTTGCTGACAAAGCGTCTTTTACTGCGTCGCCTGTTTCTCTAGGAACTCCTAAATCTTGGATTAAATCATCTACTTTGCTTGTGAATGCTTGGCTCTGCCTAAGCTTTAGCTGACGTAACGGCTCTGCTGCCTCGTTTACCGAGGCCATGCTTAATATTCTCTGCTCTGCTGCCTGTTCGCCAAAATCCTGAGTAATATCACCAGCCGTTGCCGGGATCCCTTGAGCTTTAAATCTTGCCGCCCTGGCTGCCTGCTCTACATTTACGCCTTGAGGCTGTGATTCAAGAAACTTTTTCACCTCTCCTGTCAGGTCATCAACCGTAACCCCGGCTTCATCCATCGCGGACTTAAACTCTGGCGTTGGGATACCTTCTTTTGTCAGTAACGGGCCTTTAGGTGTTTTGCCTAGCTTCCTAAAAATCTGACGGCCAAGGCGACCAATGACAGGCATAACCAATTCCAAAGCACCGCCGATGCCAGCACCAACCCCCGCGCTAGTAACTGTCTCACCGACTGTCCCGCCCTCACCTCTTGCGATAGCTCCACCTTCCAACCCTCCTATGCCCATTGATGCCAACACTCGCATTGGCAAGCTCTGAATGCCCGCAGCTGCCAGCCCTAATGGCACGAATGGCGCGGCCTGTCCTGCAATCTCACCACCTGTAACTGCTACTGGATATTCTTCTCTAAGCGCTTCAATTGCTGCTTTTGCTGTTTCGTCCTCCGGCTCCATCAAGCCAACGCCACGGGCAATAGTCGCAAACCCTGAGCCAAGGCCAATTAATGTGGCTTGGAAAGCGTTAGTGTCTTGCGCTAGCGTCTGCATTCTCTCCTGAACGCCTTGCGAAAAGTCGATCGGCTCGTCTGGTGCGGCGATTTTTATCTCATCCAACAAATCACCGCCCATTGTGCGGGCCGCGCTGGCTGGATCGTCATCGCTTTTCTTTCCTAGCTCATCGAATAAATCACTCATGGCAGTTTCACGCCAAGTTGGGCTGCCACATCTTCAGGCGCTAACCCTCTGTTTTGCGCTGTCTCGTATATTTCTCCAACCGTAATTTTTCGCCCAAGCTTTTTAGACTCTATCGACTTGCGCCATTGGCGGTTTAGCCCGGCTGGCTTTCTGCGTGAAGATATATAATCAGCCTTGAATTGATTATATGCAGCATCAAACCGCGCTAGTCGTGCAGCCCCGCGCAAAAACGACGCAACCTGTGATGCTGGGGCATTTTCAGGTGGAACGCCTCTAAACGCCTCTTGAACGTCTCTGTCTGTTGCCGGGCCTGGAGGCAGGTACTTCAAGGCCTCTGACATCCTGACCTTATTAAACCTGCGTCGGAATTCTGTCACCTCGTCTTGTGAGCCAAGAATACTTTTAAATGTTTCTGTCACCGTTGATTTGAGGCCGCCTTCTACATCCTTGCGCTCAAAGTCTTTGGCTAGCACTTGGTATTCATTCGAGCTTCTTTGAGCCTCGACTACAGCGTCTTGCGCCTTCATTAGCGCGGCCTCTGCCCCAGCTGACATTTTAGTTCTCTGTCGTTCTTCTTGCGCCTCTTTAAGCTCAAGCTCTCGGACTTTCAAGCGCTGATCCTCCAGGCTCGAACCCTCGAACCCTTTAACCTTTCTGGCTACCACGCCATCATCGCCCGCCTCATAATACTGGCCCCGGTCGCTTACCTGTGAAGCCGTGAGGATCCTCTTGCTTTCGCCTTGTTTGTACTCAGGAACAAGACCCTGCAAGGTAAAGCGCATATCTAGCTCTTTCACCAGCTCACCAAGCATTTCAGGGTCTTGGTCGATCAGCTGTAATGCTTGCGCTGTGTCTCGATCATCAGCATTCGGGTCGATCTGCTTTAATGTTTGAAGGCGATTCATTAACAGCTCTTTGCCCTGTGGAATGCGCCCGTTTTCTAAATGATCTCTGAGAATACGGGTATCAATAGCAAAAGCCTGCTTGCGCTCTTGTGATAACTTGTCAGCCTGTGTTTGTCGTTCACGCTCCTGCTGGGCTTGTAGCTGCTGGAACTCTACTCCACGTCCCTGAAGGCCAGCGCCAAGTGCTTGAAGTCCTGTTCCGAAGTTTTCTCTAGTGACTGGCATTCTATGCTCCAAATACGTTATAAGCGCCGCCGATGCCGCTTAACAATTGGCCAGCGCCACCAAGAACATCAGGCCCAGCTTGAACACCTGGGATGCCCGGCAAGCCTGCTACCTGTGTTCCTGACTGAGTGGCGATATTGGCAAGCAGTGTTGCTAATGCCTGCTGTGTCCCGCCAAGCTGAGCACCTGTGCCAGATAGTAAGTTGGCCAGGTTGCCACCCGTTGCGCCAAGCAAATCAGATACCCCGGCTCCTTGCTGCTGAGCTAGGTTCGACAGTGCGCTGGATGTTCCGCCAATGTTAGACGCTAGCATCTGGCCAACATCAAAACGACGGCCGGCCATTTCTGAGCCTGCCTGACTCGCTAGCTGCGCGGCTGTTAATCCGCCAGCCTGACCAAGATTGGCTAGTGACTGCCCTATCTGGCTCGACAAGTTAGCGCCGGCAATATCTCTGCCTGACTGCTGCCCGGCAAAGTCACCAATCAACCCAGCCTCGGCACCTCTTAATTGCCCGGCTGACTGCGCGGCCTGCAATCCTGTTCCTGCTATCTGACCAAGGCGGTTAAATTGACTGCCAAAGTCCTGAGCTGCCATGCCAATTCCTTGACGCATTAACTCTCGACGAACATTGCCACCACCAAGCCCACCGATTGCCGCCTCATTCGCTAGCAAAGCTTGCTGGCCCTGCTGCTGCAAATACTGCTGCCCTGGTGAGGCTGTATAACCACTAAAGGCTTGCTGCTGCTGCTGTGGGCCTAGTGCGCCTGCCAATGCTGCCTGAGCAGTAAATGCCTGCCCAGCTGCCGGGTAAGTAAACTCAAACGGGCTTACGCCCTGCTGAATTGCGCCTCTTGCCTGGGCTAGTTGTTCTTGAGCGCCACCACCTGCCAGCTGAGACAGTCCGGTTTGCTGCGCCTGCTGAAGATCAGACCGGCCAGTTTGCAGGCCAATCTCAAGCCCTTGCAGCGCTCCGGTTAGTCCTCGCATATTAGCTTGCTCAGCACCGATCAAGCCTGTTTGTGGTGTTGATGGGTAAATAATTCTCTGCTGTGGCTGGTTGATATTCTGGCTAATCCAGTTTTGTGCCGTCCCTGGGGCGTACCCAAGCGCGGTATCAAGCTGGCCAGGGGCGACGCCAAACTGCTGAGAGGCCGCATATATCTGCTCTGGTGTCATGCCTTGCGTGTAATCGACAATCTGCTGGTTTGTGTATTGCTGCGGAATGGTTGTCTGTCCTGGATTAGTTGGCATTAGTGGTGATCCTGGTTGGTTCATTGGCGCCACTGGTTGGCCTATCCCCGGCTGCACTACCTGCTGAAGCTGTTGTTGTATCGTATCCATTAGAAAAGCCCCACTCCAATCCTCCTAGAAATGTCCTGCAATTCTGCGATGATTTTTTCCTCTTGCGCCCTTATGTATTCGGGGTCTTGCCGCCTCTGCTCATCTAGCACCCTCTGGGCTTCCTGCTCATCTCTCATACCTGTAAGGGCTTGTTGTGACGTTGTGAACTGTGGCATTTGCGTATCAAACGGGGCCATATTTACTTGTTGCTGATATGGCTGGAAGGCCGAGTAATCTACCGGCTGACCCATCAAGGCCGCCTGAACTTGAGACATACCGCCTATTAATTGCTGTTGTGCGCCTACATTGCCTTGCTGAAAAGCGCCAATCTGTTGCGGCCCTAGCTGCCTTAGAAGGGCATAGGCGGCTTCGTTGCCTGCAAGAATGTTACCTTCAGCACCACCAAAAAGCGCCTCACTAGACCGCTCTGCCTTTGCAGATTGCGACTCTATAAACGCCTGTGCTCGATCATTTGCCGCGACTTGACCGCGCTGCGCGCTGGTATCCGGCTTATTCAGCATTGAGCTAAGCGCCACGCCGCCCACCGTCGCTGCTAATGTTGGTATCATTGGGCTAAGCGCGCCGCCCACCGTCGCTGCTACTGTTGGCATCTTAAATACTCCTCTACCTCGTCGCGGGTTATTCCATAATTTTCCATGTCTACAATTTCCCCGCCTTTTAAGTAGCTTTTACGGTTTGTACCTTCGTGCTTAAACCCGAAATATTTAACGTATTTTATCACGTTACCGTACAAAGCCGGAACGCTCGTGACAAATTTCTGACACTCATCGGGTAAGTTGTCAAGCATCCACTTATAGACCTCAATGCCAGCCGTCTTGCTATGTTTTGCCCTATATCTAACAAGTATTTGAGCGTGAATCATCATTGTTACGGTGGTCAGTGAATGCAGGAAATACAGTCCGATAATCTCTTCGTCATCAACAACAACTAGCCATACATCTTTCTCAACATCTGGATTGAAATCAATTGGCCTTTGCCCGTCCTCTGAAACGGTGTCGAATATCTCAGGGGTAGACATAAAACATCGAACAAACTCTTCGTTGTATGTCCTTTCGACTATCATGCTAGTTTCCAGCCCTGGGATTTGTCGCCGCTAATGTCGGCCAGCATCTTGATATAATGAATCGACCCTGCTGCCGCTGTGGTGTCGTAGTAGCTAGAATACTGCAAAGCCTCTACAACACCCTCAGGGCTTCCCTCTCCAGTGTGAGGGATAAGGTTCGTTAGAATGGCTTGAAGCTCCCTGAACGGCTGTGCCATTGTCCCGTCCATATTAATGATGGGTTGCGTGGCGTTTAATACACGACGATTCAACTTGCAGCCCTCATATCAGCCGTCAGCTGGATTATCGACGTATCTACAGCGTCAGCAAGCGTAAACTTAAGCACAGCAATGCGGGGGATTCGGCCATTCCTGCGCCATACTGCCCGACGCTTGTAATCGCCTATGCCGCCGATTGATCTTGCTCGCTCATCTCTAAATGTTTTGCCGCCATTCAGGCTGATAGCCATTGAAACCTTAGGGTCCACAACATCCGCATTGCCTGCGCCTGATTCAACCGTTAGCTCAATCATCGGGATTGTGAATGCTTGCATGTTATTTTGAAACGGCTGGCTCGATACTGTTCTGATTATGCCAGAGCCATATTCATCAAGTGCCGACTTGCATAGTTTGCCAATTCGGCCATCAATAGAATCGCCGATAATAGTCATGCCGTAAGCATTCACGACTGAATTAGCCCTGAATCTTACCGACTGCTTACCGCCTGCTGCTGTGGAAAACGCGCTCTTTCTTTCGTGCCACCGTCCTGTTATAGCGTCTATAACCAGTGTCGTGTTCGGTAGCGAGAAGCCAACAAAGTACGCGCCCTTCTCAGCATACGACCAAGCAAAGGCTTGATTTAGCTCGTCACTACTAAAGTCCTGTAGGACATTGTCAATAGCCGTTGTGCTGACCTTTTCAACAGTATTGCCAGCCAGCTGCCAGATTGCCGGGGATTCATTTTTACCACCGCCGATCCACATAAAGGTATCGTTTGACTCGATCAGTGATAATGGAGACTTAACCCCTTTTGACAGATACAGCCCTGACCTTTGGAATGGGAAGTCAGCGCCGCCGATATTCTGGAACCCTTCGCCTGTGACTGAACCCATTATGAATAACTGGTTCTTGAAAACAAAAGGCGCAACAGTATCATCAGGGTTGGCCTCAGCCGATCCAAAGTCCAAAGCGTTGTAGCTTAGCCCGTCATTAAGGGCTGAAATAATGAATTTCTTGGAATCAGTTGTGATGACAAAATAACCATCAATAAACACAACGTATTGAGGCTGTCCGTTTGCAGTGAAATCTGCATCAGTTATCTGGGTAAGTGTGTCGGGCGATTCCGTGAATACGTATCCATTGCCGCCAGGGACAAGAATAAACAGCTGCGTCCCGTTGTCTGCCATTGATACACGGCCTGAGCCTGATATAGCGCCTAGATTTGTTGTTGTGTACGTGCTGCCAGATTCGTTAAGCCGATACAGCGAACCGCCGTTAACAAAGTACGGCTTGCCATTTAACACCCAAGCGCCACGATTGGCTTGATTGACTGTGCCGGTTGTGGCTAATTGTTCAGCCCCAGGCGTTCTGAATAGCGTTTCTGTTGCTAATGCTGGAGCCTGTGGAGCGTTTACATACCAATTGACACATTCCTGAGCTGATATCGGGAGGGAATCAGACAGGTAGAAGCCGTTAGTGATTGGCAGCTGGGTGATTGGCATTAATCAGCACCGTCATAAAAGCGGTCAAGCGTAGATGCGTCGATGTCGTTGCCGCCCCCTCTTGGTAGTGTGTCTGGGTATTCAACCGCAACAATAGTCCGGCCTAGCCTTCTCATGGCGTTCATGCCGTCTTTGGCTGCAACAACAAGCCCTTGGGATATTTCGCCGCCGTAATCAGGGGCAACACGAATGGCCATATTGGCAACCAGCCCGTCAATAGCCCCGGCGTCGATGGTTATCGTGTCGCCAACATTTGTAACGTCTGTATAGCCTAAGTCAGTGCCTCGGGCCTTTAAAGACGCCATGAAGTTGTTCATGTCAAAGATGAAATCGGCGTATTCGTCAGCCTCTAGCGGGGCCTCGCTTCCTTGTACGAGTATTCTTTGAAGCGCTGCCTTTGCTACTTGTGCCGCTGTCGTCATTAGATTTAGCCTCTTTACGTTTCCAACCAAGGGACTCTACATATTCAATAGTTGCAGGCCGGTCGTTGGTTTCAATCTCGTTACCGTTGGGTTTAATCCATTTCATTCCAATACCTCTTTTCAGCTTCAACTCTAGCATTGATAGCGTCTTGCTTCTCTTTGAAGGAGCCTAGGCTAATCATTTTACCATTAACCTTTATCCTAGCTCTCCATTTCCCAGAATCCTTCCTGAAGACAATACCGCTTTTCCCGCTTGTGTTGGTACTGTGCCGCTTCTGGTTCCACCCATTTTGGGCGTGTGTCACCTCTCTAAGGTTGCGCCACCTGTTGTCCAAGCTATCGCCGTTAATATGGTCTACTTCTAGCGGCTGCTTTCCTGTCATTATCACCCAAGCCAGCCTGTGGACATAAATATGACTCCCATCGAAATAAGTCCTAAGATAAGGCTTCTTGATGTGTTTAACCGTCTGCTCATGCCTATATCCGACATCATCGCCAACCTTTTTTGTGCTTCCTACTAATATCGTTCTTAGCGAAAGCTTCCCAGTATCTGGATCGTAATTATATTTCTCTCTAACTCTATCTACATCTATCAGCTTCTTCATAATTCCCTCCAAGTAGTAAAGCTAGTATTTTGCTACTCAGAGGGATTATGGTCAACTATATAGCGCTATGCTATTCCATATCCATGGCCGCCCATGAAGGGGTTCATGCAGCCAAAGGCCGGATGCAAATCGAAACGAACAGTCTGCTTGTTAGCAGCGCCGTCCGAGAACTTCGAGATACGCATCTGAAGGCCATCAGCAGTAGTAGCGATGGTGTCAGTTGAGTGCAGCTTTCTAATTGGCACTGACGCAATAGTAAGCGCGTCTGGGTGCCAGAAAAGGTTAGGCTGGAACGTAGTCGCATCTGTACCCATGAATGTTACAACGTCATTCTCTGCAATCGCTGAGTCAACTGTATTGTAAGCGCCAGTTGCTTCATAGATTGCTGGGCCAGTCACGATGATAGTACCAGTACCGGAAGTGAAGGTAGCATCAGCAGTCACTGTACCCATGTAAACAATACTGGCACCAGTTGCATCGACAATCGGCTGACGAGTAGACAGGTTCAGACGGTTACGACCTGCAATCTTCACCACTGTACCAGCAGGGATTGTGCCGGTAAAAGTACCAATGCCATCAACCTCAATGGATTGTGTCATGGTGTCTTTTGCAGTCGCGTAGGTGTCATCAACAGCTGTAGCAGTCACAGCGCCAACCAAGTCGCCAGTAGTTGGCAATGTGTAAGTTGGCAGAGTTGTGGCGGTCTTAACGTCAAAACCGGCAAAGTTCTTATTGATGGTGGCTGACTCATTAGCATTACCAGCTTCAGGGTTAACACCCAAAGAGCGCTGCTCTGTCGCCAAAGCTACTTGGCTATGTGGGTTCAGGAAGTAATACCATTTCTTGTTCATTGGCACACCTGAAGACTGCATCAAAGCGCCTGCACCAGCTACTTCAGCCCATGTGTTAACGCCCTGGTCTGGATCACCGTAGTTCAAGCCCAAGTTCTTCATTGCAAAGTCTGCAAACTTAAGCTCAAGATCAATAACAACACGATTGGCAATGTCGTCAAAGAAACGATCAGCATCAGAACCCATTTTCAAGGCTTCATCAACTTCATTATAGTCAACCGCTACAGTGATGTAGTTCTGGACTGTTGCAGTTGCTTTACCTGTGATGATGTCGCTTCGAGTGGTTGAAATATCGCCATCTGCTGAAGAAATAACGGTGTGGTCTGTTGGTCGTTTTACATCGACCTGAGTGCCTGAATCGGGGTTAAATGCGCCCTGAACCAGCTGAGTATTTACGTTTTTAGAAAGTACGCGATTTGCTTCAAAACGATCTGTTACCTTCATTGCAACCTTTCGCGTAAAGTTGCTTTCAAAAGTGTTAGCCATGAGTGGACTCCTATTATCTATTCATAAGTAGCTCCGGCTGGGCCTTCGTCATAAACCGGCGCACCTGCACCATTCAGGACTTCGACCGGCTCCGGGGCTGTCGTTTGCTTCTTAACGCCTAGCTGTGCCGCCTTGCCCTTGACAGATGACTCAATGTAAACAGCTGCCTGCATTGGGCTCATCTGGCGTATCGCGTCCAATTCCATCGGGCTGGTTGACAGGTACTTAGTAATTAATGGCCCTTGGTCGTGATCCAGTACAAAACTGGCTACTTGGTCATCAATTCCATAATTAGCAACCTGTTGACCTGCTACCCGCAAATCATCAGAGCTTACACCTAGCGCCGTAGCCCTTTCGGTATACGTTTGCATACGCTTGTTCAAGAGCTGCTGTTCTTGCAATGCTTGCTGCTGCTGGGCTTGTTGGGCCTGTTGTTGCAGCATGTTCTGCTCTGCGTCGAACTTGACAGCCTTTGCCAGTGCCTCATCTCTCTGTCTTACCTTATCCGCAAAATCATCATCAAACGGATCTGGCAAGTCAGGGACATTTGGCCGCGACTCCTGGGGTTGTTCGGCTTTCAGCTTGGCCAGCTGCTCTTGCAGTTGTTCGGCCTCGCGTCTTGCCTCCCTTTCCTTGAACGCTTTTTCCTTTACTACGGATTCAAGCTGCGCAAGTTTGTCCTCTGGAGTCTCTACCTTTTCTTCCGGGGTAGTTTCCGTCGTAGCAGCAGTTTCTACGGTTTCTGTTTCTTCGATAACAAAGTTTGCGGCCTCGTCAACTTCTACAGCTTCAATCTGCTCACTCATAGTTAATCCTCTTCAGGTAAATTCAGCGCGATTCAGTCGCGTACTGTTTATACAATTTTAGCACTTTATACGGTAATAACAACTATTCTCACTACAAGAACGATTCTTATTCAATACCGCGGTCAATAGTTTGTTGATTCTCTACAATCTGCTCCGCCTGTCCAGCGTATGCCTGTACGTTGTTTGGGCCAATAACCTTATCAACTCCCATTGCCTCACGTAGTAGGTTGAGCGTCTCAGCCTGTGTCTTCTGCATAGAGATTGCCGTTTCATCGTTCCTCCGCTGCTGCTCTTGCATGGCTAGAATCAAATCTTGCTGCATTTTCTCAATGCTGAGCTGGAACTCTTGTTGTTTCTGGCTTGCACTTATACTGTCCTTTTGGCCTGTCTGCTGGAGCTTGGCCATCTCAATCTGCTGCTGCTGAGCTTTCAGTTGTGCATTGACCTGCATTTCCTGCTGTTTGTTCTGAGCGTTTAGCAGCTCTGCCTGACCCCTAACCTGTTCGGCCTGAGCTAGCACCATAGCCGGGTCTGGCTGCTGCTGTTGATTAGCCGCGGCCTGCTGCATGGCCTGCATTTCTTCGTCGGTCATCTGCTCTTGTGGGATAGCGCCAGCACTCAATAGCTGCATACGCTTACGCTCTGCCAGCTTGTCCATGCCTGGGGCTGTGATGTTGTTCAGCATGATGTCACCACCCAGCTGAATCACGCTTGGGTCAACCTGCGCAATCTCTGTCAGCGCCTTGACTGTTTCCTGCTGTCGATTCTGGAATGCAGGGCCAGCTGAACACGTTACATCATAAGTACCTACCGATAGATCATTTAATACTACAACATCGCCTGTTTGCTCATCTCTAACCGACTGATTGAGCGTGACCATATCGAATGAGCCGTCTTCGTTTAGTATTCTGACCTGTCTTTCGGCATCGTAAACTTTGGGGATTGCATCAACTAGTATCCTTGCAGTGTGCCGAATAGCGCATTCCTGAGCCTTGAAATACTTGATTGTGCCGGTGTCGCCTTTGTTTTGAAGCTTTTCAATTGCCACGCCAGACTGAAGTCCGGGGTTATCGCCCATATTTGCTGCAAACATTGACGCAGACTGGCCAACCATTGACCGCATCGCCTCAGATATAGTTCTTAAGCCTGGATTAATCTGTGCCCCGCCTACCTGTGGTGGCGGGCCTGGAACCTCTGAATCATTAGTGTAGAACTGAACCGGGTCGGTGTTAGTGTTGAGCGTGGCCAAGGTGTCCTCGTAGCCTTCCCCTTGCTTCTCTGTCATCCAATACTTTTGACGTGGGGCAAGCGCCCCTTCTTCAATCTCACGGCTGAGCGAATAATTCAGCACCCGTTGCTGGTCGATGATCTTCTCAACAGCGCCCCAATAGATTGTTTTGCCTTCGTTAATCTTGAAGTTTGCATAGGTCGGAACGACTGGAATATAAGAAAACACTGTCTCTTTCTCGCCATCAATCCAGCCTTCACCGTCGAACTTACGGATATAAACCACGTTCTTTTTGCGCTTTCTGCGCCTCAACTCAGTCACACCAGCACGTTCAAGCTCGTCCTTAACTTTCTGGAATGACTCGTTATCTTCATACACCGAATTATTAGACATCAACACTATTTCACGGTCTACTTCTTTAATGAAATAGAACTCGCCAACGACAACCGCTTCGGCCTTGTGAGAGTAAGCTTCCGCGCTAGCATCTTGCGTAATTGATAGCCCTGCTCGATCTGGCCATTTTTCATCAAACGCTTCTTTACTGATCGTCTGGAGGACAAACGCATACCTTGAATCAGACTTATCGCGCTTTTCTGAGTTAACATCGAACCAAACACGGTCAACAAAGTTGTTGATCTTCTGAATAACTAGGTCTTGGTCGAATGAGTCATCATTTACATGCTCTTGAACAATGCGCCAACCATCAAGGCCGCCGGTTGTCATTGATCTACCGGCCTCATTAAACACTTCCTTGGCGTTGGAAATGTTCTCGATATTCCGAACTAGCCCGTCAAGCGTTTGCGCTACATCCTTAGTGGCTTCACCGCCTGAAGGTCTAATGGTTATATCAAAGTCGGCTTGCTCCATCTCCCCGGCTATTTGGTCAATAATCGGATTGGTCAGATCAAACGTGTACCTAGGCTTGTCGCTGTTCTGATTCCAGAACTGCGGCTCCCACTGGCCATCACGGGCATCTACGAATAAATGCGCCTCTCTGGCCTGCTCTCGCATGTCATGGTCAGCATCTTGGGACGCCTTCAACATGTTTAAAACTTTACTATGGTCTGAGTAATCCATTTAACCGCCCCATCCAGCGAATTTAATTGTCTTTTTCTTTGCGCCAATCTTGCCAGCCTGAACCGCAAAACGCCGCATCATGAAGGCGTACCGGATAGCATCAAGCAAATCATCGCGCACCTTTACTATCTTGCCTTTTTCGTCACGGTGGTACTGTCTAACCTCTTCGAATACTTCATGCAGGCCTTTGAATATCTTAAACTTACCTTTGCGCATCAGATCGTTAATTGAGTACAGCCCGCTTTCCACGCTATTGCCGCCCTCTGGCCATGTCGCGTGAGCTGATAGCATATTAAAGCCCGCCGATTCATAGTGTACTTTCTGCTGAACCGCATCATCACGACCTTTCTCATTCTGAAGCCCGTCATGCGGCCAAGCAGTGGGAACACCGTTTGCCCAAGACTTCACCGCGCCCCACGCATCGTTTGCACTTAAGCGTGACTGCTTAAACCCGTTAACAACATAGAATGCCTCGTTATCCCTGTCTTCAACCAGCCTGATATGTGCCTGTGGATGGTCCCACCCAAAATCCATTCCGTCGATAACATACCAGTGTTGAGGAATCTCGAATGGATCGCACGTTATAAACTCATCACTCAAATCATAAATACGCCCGTGCCCAAGCATAGGAACGCCTTTAGACCTCATGTCCCGCTGGTATTCTGGGTATTGCTCCAGCAGCCTTTCACGCTTCTCTTTTGTCATGTGAGGAGCGTCTATCCAGCCCTTCATCATAAAAAACTGGCTTGAACTTGGGCTATCCATGAACTGAATAACTAGGTCTGTCCTGCCATTCTCGGGGGTGAACGTGTAAATACCACGACCGCCACGACCTTTATCACCGTTGATTGTCCGCGTTAGCACTTGAGGCCGGATCGTCTGGTCTTTTGGTTCTTCATCAATATGGAACCAGTCAACAACATCACCCATGATCGCATGTTGCCCCTGGGTATACGACCAGAACTGTACTTTAGACGTGCCTTTCTTGTGCTTAACTGTCACTGAGCGCATAGCGTTAACCGTGCCGCCTGCTGATTCCCAGCTGAGTATTCTATCCTTTGGTATTAATCCCCCGGTGAATTTGCCGCTTTCATACGTGCCGAATAGGGCTGTTTGCAGCAAGTCTCTGGCCTTTTCCATTGAATACCCAAGGCACCAAACCAGGGGCGGAAAGTCAAACTTGTGGCCTTCCCATTCTTCAGGATAATCACCAAGCAAGTGAATGGCGTCGATATCCGTGCCGGTGTAAGTCTTGCCTATCTGATTAGCCGCACATAAGCAGCATTCAAAGTAGTCAGCCGTGGCCTTTACAAAGTCACGCTGCCAATCGTAAAACGAATCAAACACCGCTAAGTGCTTTGTGCTCTTGGCCCTCTCTACCTGCTCTGACAGCAAGTGAATGGCTTCGATCTTGGCCTCTCTGCTAAGACTTGCCAGTTGCATCTAGTAATTCTCTCAGCTTTGCACTTAGCTGTTCATCGGTTAAGTCGGTTAGCTCAACAGCGCCGCCGCCTTCCCCTGTTATCTCTGTTGCCTTTAGGTCTGGCAAATACTTGTTAATCAGCTTTAGTTTTATTTCAGCAGCCGCTTTAAGTCGTTGAACCTCAAGGGATTCTAGGCCATTGCCCAGCTCAGCTATTTTTTTAGCGTATTCAACAACATGGTCAAGGTGTTTACCATTGGATAAGCGAACCCTTAATTCTTCCTGTCTTACTGCTCTAATTCGCTGTGCCTGAGTCTTTGCCATGTTAAATACCCTCTCCATATCTCACGACATTGATCGGGCCACTACCACACTTTACGTGCGAGATAATAATCACCTCCGGCTGGTTGGTAATCATGGGCATACCGCGCTAACTGTGAATGATGCACATTCGCCAATATATACATCGTCTGGGGTTGGTGTTGTGTTTGTGTATGTCAGATACACCTTCCACGTTCCTGCCTGGCTTAAGAAGCCGCTTTCTACCTCGTACTCGACGTATTCATTAGCTGCTAAGACGCCAAGGTCTGGATCAGTGACTCCAGCGCCTATAGTAACTTCTCCGCCGGTCTTGGTCTTGCTGACTGTTGTTGTGTCCGGGAGCGTGAACGTCAATGTCAATTCTGTGTTGCTTGACATATCAAAGCCAGCAGCCACCCTAAACGTCTTGCCTGTTTCGCCTACTTTTAATGTCATATGTCTGAACTCACGCCTTTACTGTCCGTTATTGTGCCTGCCACGCCTAAGCCTCTTGACTGCATTATAGACGTTAATCCTATGCCTTGCTCAATTCCGCTGCTAACGCTCTGTCCTGACGCTGTTATCGTGCTTAATACACCGATTCCGTGTGTTTCTATGATGGAAGTCAGGCTGTACGGCTTTCCGACCGCTACTACGGCCTCAGTAGCTAATATCCCACTGTATTGATGGGCTACTGTCTGCCTATCGCCTTGGTCAATCGTTCCATCTGGAACGACAAGCGTTAGCGCTATGAATCCAAAGCCTAGCGCGCTTGCCCTCTTGCTTGCTGAATCGATAGCCATTTATGGCCCTGTGCCCTGCTCGCCCTTGATAAACGTAGTACCGTCATCAGATACCATTGCTTTCTGATCTACCGTCGTTCCTGCATCATCATAAAGACTTGTGGTTGTCGCTGTTTGCTCTGTTTTGTTCCGCCATGCCTTGTACAGATAGTTTATCTTGGCCACTAGGCTAGTTGTAGCCGCTGGTGCGCCCTGCCCAGGCTCTGCATAGGTATCAACATTCAAAGCGTCGACCACTTCCGCATTAACTTCCGCCGGGCCTAATTCCAAATTACTAGCCACAGAACCCGTTACATTGCCATCGACGTTACCTGTAACGCTGGCCACAGACCCAGCCACATTACCACCTACATTGCCAGTCACCGACCCTACAGCCCCTGTCACGCTACCTACAGCGCCAGTAACAGAGCCAACCGAGCCAGATAAATTGCCTGTTACGTCAAATGTTTGACTTGCCGACAATGAGTAGCCCGTCTTGTCTGAAACCGTTGACGCCGTATAGCCTGTTTTGTCATTGTTTGTGCCAACCGTGACTTGGCCTGTCGTTACTGTTATCGCTAAATCGCCAAAATTGGTTGGCGCTGACGTTGCAAGAAGCGCGGAATCAGTACCCCTCATATCAGTATTGGTTGTAGTGGTATCAACAAGGACAACGCCCTGCACTTTGTTTGTAGCTGGGTCGTAGCCTGCGTCAGCGAAGTCCTTGAGGTCGGTTACTGTCTGTGTGCCGCCTGCCATATGGGTTAAGTCAACCTCTGGCACTCCGGCAACTGTTGGCGTGGCTACTGCTGTTCCTAGCCATTGCGCTACATTTACGTCAAGGCTATCAGTGCCTAGCACTATTGCATCATAGACAACCGCCGGGACAACCAAATATGACCGATGCACAGCCAATGCCCCGGAAACATGCACATCAACTTCCAAAATCCCTAGCGTGTCCGTGTCTGTCGCGTCCAGAACAGCCGAATATCTACCACCAGCCACATGAGTAGCGCCGCCTGAGTTTTTGTTTGTCTCGGTCGTTGCGCCGCCTTTTGTCAGTTTGATATCTGTATTCGCTATCGTTAAACCAGTTTCGGCTGTATTGCCGTCCGTGGAATCAAGGAACGCGCCGAGCTTTATCTCTTGGCTAGCTGTGCTTTGTCTCAACCACATTACATTATCCCTTGGTTTCTATAATGGTTTACGAATATTGGTATTGTAGCAGCCGGTGCCGCTGCCGTTGGTGGGAACTGGAGTATCTGTGCGATTGGCTGGTAGATTCTTGGGTGTGCAAATTTTGTTGCGCCTGATACCGTTAGATCATATCCACCAACAATGTCTATCTCTGGGCTGTTGTTGCCGATTATTGGCCAAAACGCTACTAGTGATTGTGCTCGCACTGTCAGCGGCGACGCTCCTGCCGCTAGCGCTGCTACCTCTCCATCTGTCAGCGCCACATTCCAGATAGCCACATGCGAAACTCGTCCATTAGTGTATGCCGCTGGACTACTGCGCTCCAGCCTACCAACTGCCATTGCATCAATTCCACTCGGGTAGTCTTTGGACGTCGTATCAGTGCCCTTTGATCCGCCATCGATATACACCGAGCGGCTTGTCGTTGATTCAAAAACTGCACATACATGATGGTCAGTTCCTAATGAGTAGCCTGTTGATGTGTCAGCCTGTACCGGCGATCCTCCTGTGACATATGCCGCCCTGATCGGATCTCCAGCAACGTCACCTTTGGCGATAAGTGCTAAATAATTAGTATTCCCAGCCGTATCACCGAACGATACAAGATAGTGTTGCGCTGTAATATTGTCCAAGTTTGCAATACATGCGATTGTTAATGGCAACCCAGAAACCGGGACAGTTCCTCTCCGTAGATGATCCGTTGATCCGTTAAAATCACGAGCCATTACGTTTCACGAACCTCAACAAAAACCAACTCCATATCTCCAGTCATATTATCCGTCGACGTTGTGCCGTCTGCGTCGCGCGTGACCTTTAGCCGGAAATACTCGCCTGCTGCCACTGAGTCCATGTCTGCGCCATCGGTAAAAGTGATCGTTGCGTAATCAACCTCACCAGACACGCTTGCTGTTGTCGGGTTGGCATTGTTTGCCGCTGCATAGGCTTTTGTGTCTAAATCGTCTGCATCGTCTGAGATTGACTTGAACGCTACATCTAGCGAGATAGTGCCGGTAGTTGCTGTCGTTGCAGCCCATCCGACCGTGACCGTCACGCCTCCACCGCCGTAATGGCGAGGCATTAGTAGCCCGAACTCTGCTGTTTGATCTGTCGTGTCGTCAAAATCAAGAACTGGCACACTGTTTCGGGTGTCGAATTTCGCATAATTCGAGCTTGGCGGCTCGTTCATTAGCGCACTTACATAGCAAAGTGAATCGCCGCTAGCCATTACAATTTACCCCTTACTGCTTTTTTTAACTGTGCCAATGTTCTTTGTGGGTAATCCGGTATTGCGCCGATAGCAGTTTTCAGGCTGGACAAATTATTGGCCGCGTCGACAGCGTCCAGAATAGCGTTTGTTTTGGCCGCCCTGGCATTTAGCTCGTCTACCAGCACCTCAGCAAACGCCCTCATTGATGATTGCGCTCTGTCGAACTCATCAGATACAGCATTTTTAAACGCATCTAGCTCTGTCTCGTCTACCGAGTCACGCTCTGGTTGACTCATTAATGACACAGCATCACCAGTAATTATCCAGTATTTTGATTCAAACCCTGCTACTGCTGACATGTCGGGATTAATAATCCAGTCTGCTGTAGGAAAATCAGGGGTATTAGCGCTGGCTTGGTATTGCTTTGTCGTTCGATTTAAAACAGCCGCCATAAATCACCTAAATTATTGATTCATCCGATTATAGCCCATCTAGCGGGCTATTCAATGGCCTAATAACTCTGGCGCATTCTCGACGCACCACGCCTCCAATTCCTTAAACGCCTCAAAATAATCGGGCTTTTGTATCTTGTGCTTATTGCTTGAGCACCATTCCCACGTTTCAGGCTTGTGCTTTTGAACCCATTCTGCGAACGCCAGCGGCGCTCCGTGAGCCGATAGCTTATTGCAAAACTTGTGATGCTTTGAACATAGCCCTATCCCGTTTTCTATGCTGTGCCTCGTTGCTGTGTTGGCCCTGGAAATGAGATGGTGTGCTTCCACGCTCCCGGCGCATTCGTCATCGATAGCGCATTGTTTATAGATTTCATGGATGACTTTACCCCAAAGCGCATCAGCTTTCGTTTTCCAATACTTAGATCTCGGATTATCCTTTTTCTTTTGTAGATTGCTTTTCTTCTTCATCTCTCCCCCGGGTTAACGACTGTCGTAATTACTGCTCAATAGTGGTTTTCTGCCCCACTTTTGGGTCTATTCGTTGTTATATTGCCTAATCCCGGCCTAGTAAATTAACCGCTCGCTTTGACTGAGTAGGTTTTGTTGGCATTGTTTTGTACTCCCACCACTCACTCCCGTCATACTCATGTCGCTCTATCCAAAAGTCAGCCCCAACTACGATAAGATCTTCTGGTATCTCTGCACCACCAAATCCAGAATCATACTCAATATTAAATAGTGCCTGTATGTCGCAGTCAAAAACGAATTTATCATTCCCGAACCACAGGATGTCAAATATTGTTTTCCCGTTCTCCTCTAAAACTTCCCTAGTATCTTCCAGTAAGTTGTTCATCAATCAATCCTCTTGTGTAACCGGCAAATATAACAATCAAATTCAACGCGGACTGTGTGCCGCGTGGCTTCGTTTAAATTACTTTCTTTTCGTCTACCATTTTAGCCCCCTTAAAGTTCATCGATGCACACATCCGGTTAATTTGGTCGTTAAACCTTCCCTTCCCGGCTCAACATATAATCAAGCCTCTCACCGTTGTTGTTGAATGGTTTTTTGCCGTCAACATAAAGCGGCTTGTGCCCTTTCGCCTCTACACCCTGCGCCCGGTATTGCTTGTGCCCTTCCCATGTTTCAGCGCATTCGGGACAGTATAGTTTTGTCTTCTTGCCGACCTTTGTTTCTGTGACAGGACCAACATTGCAGCAGTTTTGATTCTCACAACAACCTCTGACCCACACTCGATTATCTTCAATGTCGTCATGCACCTGCTTGACCAGATCGGTATTGCCGTCGATTAAATCAGCTTCGCACTGCTTGCAGATATTCCGCGTTCCGCCTGGCACCTTCTTTGGCGTGCCTTTCTCGCTGATGTTCTTGTACTGCTGGCATGTTTCGCATCTGAATTCATTTGACATTTCCTTGATCTCCTTGATTGAATCTCTACTTTTGCACATTCAGGGTTTTTTGCAACTGTTTATCCGTACAGCACCATTTTCCTGATGCCGGGAAATTGGTTTTATTTGCCACGGTAACTACTCCACGCTCTTCCATCCTCTTCATCTCAGCCTTGAACCTGTCGACCTTCTCTTTCGGCCATGCTGCTATTACTTTTGCTAGTGAGTTGCCCGCATGTTTCATTTCGTACTCCCAAACATTGCCTTGATATTATTTAGATGCCGCTTTCCGCGCTCGACCTGCTTTGAATACTTGATGTTTCTATGCTGAATCCATTTTTTAACATCAACAGATAGCGACTCTGCATAAGTTTTATCTATGGCATTCGGCCAAACGCCAAACATTTCTTTATACATGTAGGCCGCCGCACCTTCTTTTTTCTTTTTATCGCGGCAATAGGTACGAAACTCAGCAAAAATACGGGTCTTTTCGTCCCTAGCTGTATCTCTGTTGCGGCGCTGCTCTGGTGTCAGTGTGTTTACGACTTCTTTTAGTTGGGCCTTGTGGTATTGAATCTCGGCCTTTTTACCTTCCAGTATGTGGCCACACCCAGGGCAGATATTTGTAGATTTGAATAGCATCCTGCACTTTTCGCATTCAATCTCTTTCGGCTCTTTCTTGTCTTGCTTCCGCTGTTCTATCCGGTCTTGCACTTTCGATGCTGAATCAAGACTCCAGTCGTCTATAAACTCAACCGGCCCCATCTTCGGATCAAGTGACATGCCTCCATGGTCTATAACATTAGCGAACTTCTGATCTTCAAACGGCCTCAAAACCCGCCCTACGCCCTGCATCCAGCGCGATATAGATTTGGTCGCTGTTGCAAAACAAACAGTCTGGAGGCGTGGTATGTCTGTTCCCATGCCGATTATCATCACGTTGCAAATGATTAATATTTCGCCTGTGCTTATTTTCTTGAATATTTCAAAGCGCTCATTGTCTGGGGTTAGCGCATCAACATAAGCCGCCGGTATGCCCTCGCTGTTGAACTTTTCAACCAGGTCGTTAGCATTGGCCCTGCTGGCACAAAAAACCACTGTGGATGTGCCTGGCGCTATGCGCTTCCAATTCTCGACAACGCACCCCATTATTTTTTTATCGGCGTATGCTTCGCCTAACTCTTTGTTGTTGTACTCGTCCTTTTGAACCGTGATGCCTGATAAGTCCGGCTTGGGGGCTGAGTAATAGCGGGGCTGTAGTAGGTGCCCTTGCTTAATAAGCTCCAGCATTGAAACAGGCTGCAACAATACTTCGCAAATATCTGCCAAGCCGCCCCCGTTGGTCGTGCAGGGCGTGGCGGTCAATAGGATAACTATTTTGTTGTCACCGTACTTGCCGTCACGAACATCGTTTATATACTCTGCTCGCTTGCTTGAAGCGTAGGTGTGGGCCTCGTCACATATCAGTGTTCTTGTTAATTTTGTTGCTGTCTTTGCAGACGACCTCTCGTATTTGTTGATTCTGGCAAGCACTGTGTCGATTGAGCCTACGTCAATCATGTGTCGAGCGTCGTAGTATTCGCCCGACATGATAACGCCGCAATCTAGCCCAAGATCGTTGTAGCTGGTTTGTATCTGGTCAACCAGGTTACGACGTGGGGCCAAGAATAGCGTGTGATTGCCTTTCTGTGATGCTGTCTTGCAAATTGATGCTGAAGTTCGGCTTTTGCCTGCGCCTGTTGGCATGACTAAACAGATTGAGCGATGCCCCTGCTTAATGGCTTCGCGTATCATGTCTATGCTGGATTGCTGGTAATCTCTGAGTTGAATCATTTTTCTACCTCCTACAGTAGTCCTAGTTTAATAAAAACGGCGGCCTGCTAGGTACAGGTTTTCAGGGTATCCCCCTAGCCGTTTATTTACATTACTCTGTTGCTTTATTGGCTGCAACTGGTGATTTAACCAGCTCTTGCGCAAGCTCACCATTCATCCATTCCCAGCAGATACGGCCACAGCCTAAACACAGCTGATACTCCCCAGCTGTTACCTTGTCCCTGATAACTTTCCTTTCCGCCATTTGTCCACCACAAGAACATTGCACGTTGACCTCACTTTTTTTAGACAATAACTCTCACTGACCTTAAGGGTGATATATATAATATAAGCCCTACCGCCTGAATGGTTGTGAAGTGAATAGCCACAGTACTCACTACGCTAGTCAATAATAGCCATATTATTCGGAACCCTAATGCCCTGGTATTGGATGGAGGGTCAGTCCACATAGCAAATATCACCACTGTACCCGTTTTTATGCCAGTAACGTGCTGTTTACGCTCTGGCTGCCCTCGGTCACAAAGGGCTGGCTATTACTTTCTACACTGATAACCCTCAGCCGTTGGTATACCCGACAGGGAGTGTATTTTTAGAGTTGACCCTAATATTGTAGATAACTTTATCTTTAGGGTTTACAAGAAGGGAAGTTTGTATATAATTACTCACAGACTCCCCGTCTAACTCCGAAACCGCTCTAGGATCACTAGTCCTTTGATGAGCGGTTTTTCTATTTTACATCCACCATTTTTTAAATCAAGCTGAAATTAAGGTGGCGACTAACAGGCCTCCGGAATCCTAACCGGAACACTTGGTTTTGCTATGCGGGCACCAGTGGCCTTTGTGTGTTTTTGTTTGCCAGTCAATCACCGGGAAACCTGCACCATCACAGGCTATGTTAGGTTTATTGTACTACTATTCCCATTTCTTAGTATTGGCAACGCGCCACATTTGGCCAGTGATTCTTCTCAGGTTCGCCATGTCTCGTTCGCTGATCTTGTCTTCGAGGAACTTGTACAAGTCTAGCCGGGATTGCTCCAGCTTTTCCAGCTCAAGGACTGGGACTGGTATTTTTTTAGTCATAGCTTCCCCCTTGTAGGGCATTCGCCCTTTAGCCGTTCTGTCACGTACCGCACGAGCCGTTCTTCCTGCTCCGGGCGTATGTGTACCATTATTGATTTAGTCAGCCCTCGGGCCTTACGGGCCGCCCTTGTCTCTCGCATTCCTTGGGCTTTGGATTTAGGCATTAGGCGCAGCACTAGGCAAGCATTTAGCGCAAAAGTCCGAATCAACAGCTTTCAGTAATTCCGCTTCACTGGCAGCGATATACCGAGTAGCACGCCTTGACTGACCGCTATGATTGCAATTTGAGACCGTTTCACCAGTGCAGATGTGATATTTGCCGCCTCTGTTTGATTTTCCTATGTATTGATTCGCGTTCATCTTCTTGATCTCCGGTTTGTCTCTGAATGTGTAACTACTGTGGACTAGGTAACTGTTACTGTCAATGGAATTATGATGCTAAAGACGAAAAAAACCCCGAACTAGCGGGGCAAGGCGTGGGAGATGTAGGGAGGGTGGGCCGGGAATTGATACCCGGTTAAGCCGATCAAGGAAAACAACCCACCATAATGCTTGCCTAGTTAATATACCCCAGCTAGGCGCTGGTACGTTATCACCACTATATGCCCAGTGGCAGGCAGTTGAAATACTTTAGCGGTTAAGCTTCGTCTTGTAAAGGCTTCATGTACTGGCCTATGCAAATCTGTCTTGCGTACGCTGCTGTGACTTCAAACTTTTCACCGATTTCCCGATACGTGAACTTCTTCCCGTTCGGCTTGCGCTCTTTTCGTAGCGCTCTCATTAGCTCTGCGTCGTAATGCGTGAGTTTATCGCCCGACCTTTGGCCTTCGATGGGCCAATGTTTGCACCCTGTCTTGTAGCCTGTGGGGCTGTCGAATATTAGCGTTCCACATTCTGAACATTGAAAATGGCTCATTTCTCACCTCTGTATTTCAGGTCTTCAGGGTTAATCAACGCATATTCACCAGTCATATTGAGCCATTCAACGCAATGATGTTCTAGTAATTCAAGATACCCGCACAGCTCCTTGTTAGTCATTTTGCTGGTGCGTGCTCTCTGCGCTATTTGCTCCCCGTTTATTCCTGTTCGATACTCCAGCGGAAGCAATAGCTCCACAAGCTCATCGTGAATATCCTCAGACTTAACATGAATGCCTCGCGTCTCGAATAGCATTTTTTTAACCTGCCCGTACCAGTACCACATAAGCCGATTAAGGGCAGCACTTCTATTATCAGACCAATCGTCAACCGTCACCTTTAGCGGCCCTGGCGCACGCTCTTTGATGTGCTCTATACAGAATTTAAAGCTGTTCTTGCCCTGTATTTTAAATGTACGCTTCATCTGATTTCATATCCAATTGCTCCGCTATCATTATCAGACACCCATTTTTGGCATAAATGAAAAATATTAGTAGTCGATGCCTCAGGTGTTCTTTTCGAGTATGACCTGCCGCGCTTTAGCAGATACCGGCCTTTTCTGATCCGGCAACCGCTAATGCTGAATCGCTTTCCGTCTAGCTCTATTTTTATCCTAAGCTGGCTTTTCATAATGTTATTTTTATGCCTCCGCAAGATTATGTTTTTTATATTGAATGTGTAGTTTTCGTTTGAACTGGTTATCCCTATTCGTTGTTAGCTGTACTGCCTTTCCTCATAGTAGGGGCGCAACCTAAATGTAAAGCACAGTACAAGTAGGTATGGCTCTCCGTGATTCCATCTCATTCTTGGAATCCAGTTCCACCACAAGAGGTGCATATCAAATTGAAACTTAAAGCCCTCAATTCGGCGTCCGTTATACTTTCCACGAGGCCAGCTAACAATACGCTTGTTCCGACCTGCTACGTCGGCGGTTGCTTTAAGTTTATCGGTTTCGCTCATCTTCATATTCCTCAGTGGTTTCGTTTCCGCAGTCGGCACAGCTGGCTGTTATGCAGCAAATGCGTAGCTCTCAGGTAATATTAAGCGTACAAAGGTTCTATTGTGTGTTTCGGCGGCTGGGATAGTTTCATGCACCATAGAAACATTCCCCACATAAACTTGGTTAGGCTTCAAAACATGAACCGTAGCGTGCGATAAATCCATGTGAGAGCAATCACCGCCCTCACCGATGTCATCAGCAAATTCACCTTCGTATGCCTTAGCTCCGATTTGATCGGAAGCAAGAATAATCCCGCCACCAGCGCAATCCTTAGTTATCCAACTTGGTCCAGTATCCCATCCAGCAATTGTGTAAACGCCATCAATGTGCGCCCCGCCTCTGCGATGCGTAGTGCCTTTTTCAACCTCACCCTGATCAATCGTCATGTAAATAACATCGTCGGCATCAACGCCGTCTAACATAGAGTCAACGGTATCTTGCCAGCGCGAATACTGCTCTGGTAACTTCTCGCCTTTCTTAAAAGGCACCATGTATGCACGTTCTTTTGTGAACTCGGGGAAGGTAACTACGTTTCCGGTTTTTAATAGGCTTTTCATGTCGTAATCCTCTAGTTAGAAGTGTTGCTGCATAACAATAGGGTCGAAATGACCCACTACCGCAGCGTTTAATTAAAAGTTTCTAGTGTTCGTTTACTTCTGTGCTTCCCGTGGCTCCGTTGCCGTGGGCATCTCACCCTAAGCGTTATATTTCTTTAGTTACTGGCTCGGCCTCATCCCAGTGCAGGTATACGTGCAGCTCTTCCCGTAGCCGCATCATGTCCTTCATACTCTCTATGCCATTGAAAGAAACCTTGTTAACTAATGGCTTTATCTGTTCGCGTAATTTAGCCTCAAAATCAACCATCTCTTTTTTCACTATCTCTTCGGTTACTGCTTTTTTTACCTCTCGCTCCAGCCCTGTTTTCAGTAGTTCCACCATGTTCAAATTTGCATTTGCAATAGCCATAATCAATTCCTCAGTAAAAATATAACAACGGCATCAAATCCGATGCTCGTACCTCGCACGGCTTATGCCGGGCGTTATGCCGCTCTCGGCTTATGCGTTGAGCGGCGCTAAATGGATGCCAATCAAAAAGCAGCAATGCGCTGCCAAAGAATCTCTGAGTATTGCCACATGATGTCGTTTTGCAATTTCATGCGCTCCTGCTCTTCGGGGTCAAGATCATCGAACAGAGGGCTATTGCCAATAAACTCACTAAGCGCGGTGGCTTTTTGGTCAAGTTCGTTTTTCTCGTCAACTACTCGTTGTTGGTATGGCTGCATATCATTTGCTCCAGTGTAAAGCGGCATAACAAAGCGCATTAACTCGGACACATGCCGCAGTGTCCGGCGCTCAATTTTAGTTAAATGTTTACGGCTTTCTTTTCAAATTCATCGTTGGCATGCGCTCGGTTATGCGTAACGTTATACGGCATGTCTGGCTTCAAACTGTGCCTCGGCCTCTTCTCGGTTTGCGTGGTCATTTACGCACAGCACTCCGCACTCAATATCAGGCATAGGGACATTGCGGCCCGCATTGGGGTCTAGCTCATCCAAAAACACCCGCTTCCGCTTGCCGTCACCGGCATAAGTTTTATTTATGGCTACATTCATTTTCCGCTCTTGTTTTGCCATCTTCTCGAAAGCGTCAGGAAAATCAAATCTTATCTTGTTCCAGTATCCTGCCTGCCCTTTTATACATCCAATGCAGTTGTTATTGTTGTAACCCAGTTTATACATTGCAGGTAACTCAATCCCGGCCTGCTGCAAGATACGGTAACAATCTTTTTTCACTATCCCGGCTTCCTGCAATACCCACTCAACCTCCAGCTCCGGATTTTGATCTTCGAATCGATCAATTCGTTTTTCTTCATCGGCAGTAAGTCCAAAAATGTGTACGTCATCTTCTAATTGGTAGGCTTTGCGCACATTCTTTTTTAGCTCTGTTGTGCATCGTGCGCCACCGACGCCGATCAGCCAGCCGGTTTTATCAAACACATCATAGATGTCTGAGTATTTTTCTGACTTAAGCAGTTTTATATCCTTGCCTAACCAGCTTTCAACGTCACGCAAAAATCTTATATTGTCGTCATGCTCATAGGCGAGAGTGTCACAATACAAAACCTCTGCATCAGGATACTTTTCAAGCGCCATCTTTGCTGCAACAGCAGAGGCAGCCCCACAACTAAACCATACTAGGTGTCTCATAATTCCTCCTAAATGCCGTATAACCAGCGGTTCAACGGCGACATTCGCCGCGCTGGCGCTTACTCATGCGCGTTAACCTTCACGTTATGTTTCATAATTTCTTCCGCGCAATAATCCGTCTAATAACTGAATTGTGTTTATCCATTGCGCCGATTTGTTGCGCCTTGGTTGTCGGTGGTGTAAACGCCTTCCATAAACCTATCAATGCTTGTTCAGTTTCTATTAAGCGGTCATTCAGCACTTTGATTTCCACCGTTTGTTCATCCAGCCGTAAGGCTGCTTCATTGCAAGCGCCATTTGCTACGCCATCATCACACTGGATTGTTCTCCCCAGTTCGTACATTGCGCCGCTAATCACTCGTGTTTCTACTCGTTTCATGTTTCACTCCAAAAAACATAACAACCGCTTTCACTCGGACATGCGCAAAAGACGCGCCTGCCGGTGAAGCGGAGCGTTATACGTCAGGCTTATCCGTGCATTTGCGGTTAAGCCCGTCGCACCGAAGCCCCTTACCGCTCATTGTTGAATAAAAGCCAGGGTTAGCGCCACACCAAGAGCATCTTCCAGCGCTCCATTTCAGAAGCTTTCTGCCTGTTCTCAGCATCTTTGCTCCGCACCACGTAACCGAATTTCTTATAAATGCTCCGGCTTTGGTGTTCCAAAGAAAGTTATGTCTAATCGCATCAGTGTTCATTATTCCGGCTCCTCTGTTTCGTTGCCGCAAATTGGGCATTCTGTTTCGCCAGCAACAAGCTGACATTCGTCGTCGCATGTCTGGCAATAAACTAAAACTATGTCGTCAGGGTCACAAAGCATTGCTCATACCTCCAAACGTATAACAATAAAAATTCAGTCGGACGCAAAAACCGCGCCGCTGATTTTTGGCGTTAGGCGTCATAAAGGGACACCATCACCATCAAACCATGTATCCGGGTCATCGCCAAATAATCGCTTTCTTGAGCTAACGAAAGCATCCCATTTAGTTATTGCTGTGTACGGATAATCACATGGCTCGTTTTGCATCCATGCTCTCATCATCTGTAATCGAGCGCCGCGCTGTCCACAACATTTGGCTAACCGAGATATTTCTTCTGCGCACTCTCCATGTATATCGGCATCTGGTTCTATATCAAACATTTTTATATCTCCTGTTAAAATCGCCTAACAATTGCATTAACGCGGACGCAAAACAGCTTTGCGCCGGTTATGCTGGTCGTTATATTTCTCTCCGGCACATCAGCAACGCCAAAGCTTTTTTGCTGAGTAGCAAATGAGCTTCAACACTAGCGGCGATGTAGTCGGGCACTTTTCCGCGAGTGCCCCATCCTTTGTATGTACTTAAGCCTACCGCTAACAGTTTAGCCATTTGCTCCTCGGTGAGGCCAAGCCCGTTCCTGACCTCTGTTAGTTTTCCAAAATTCATTTAAACCCATACCGTTTTAAAACACCTGTGATTTCCTGATTAGGACTCCCCACGTATTTGCATGCATTTTCAATAGATTCTCGGCTGGCGATGTTGAAATTTGCGAATTCAAAGCCGCCTTGTTGTTGGCATTCTCTGTGAAGCTCACTCTCTCCGCCATCATCCTCGCCCCAGATAGTTGTCATGCCGACATTTCCTTTTTTAACTTTCATATCTAATCACTCCTATTTGTAAACGTAGCAAACAAATTCACCTTCAAATCCTGCCGGTACAACGCCGGTGTCGATTTGGTGCTGAGTTGGTTTCCATGGTTTGCCGTGCTCTAAACCGTATTGCTCGGCGTGATACAGGCTAGTTACATAACGCTGTTTTTGTTCGGTTTGCTCGGCAGCCTCTTGTTTGGCTGACTCCAGCTCGCTCAGCATGTCTAGAATTTCAGCAATTTTTGCTTTGCCAGGCTTTCTCATTGGCTCTACTACAACGCTGTTGTTCTCAACGGTTACGTAGATGGTGTCACCCGTAATTGCGTGAGCTGATTTACGGATGGCCTCTTTGTCGGCACTTTCAATTGTTGCTGTGAAAACAAACTCGCCGTCGATTCGTGTAGTAGTTGCCATTTTCTTTTTTCCTTGTTGGTCGCTTTTATCTCTAACTTGTAAATATTATAGTACGCAATGCGTACCAATGCAAGGATTATTTAAGCACCAAACAAAAGAAATATAACAAAGCAATTGAGCGCGACCATCCCTCGCGGTGCTCGGTCTGTCGCCTCATTGCAACCGTTAGATTGCTTATCGGTGTCCCCACTGATGGCCGCAATCGTGGCAAAGCTCATAATCAGCTTCAGGTAATGCGAATGATACATTAGCGCCAGTCGTCGCCCATTCTTCACTTTCGCACTTCGGGCAAACCGCTTTAATAATCCTGTGAGAATCAATCCAGTATTTACCAGTCTTGCCTTGCACTCTAATTTTCATTTCATATTTAGAGTGGTCGCAAACAATCGCCTTACGTTCTTCTAGCCCGTGGCGAATGATTAACATCACGCCTTCTGGATATTCTTGCGCCATTTTCTTGAGCGCTTCTTTTTCAATGTCCTTCATCATCTGTTCCATTTCTCTGAAGGTCTTATTATCAAGTTCACGCCTTAGCGCTGATCCACCGCTCATGTCATTACTCCGTAAGTTGGTCGCAATCTAACAAAAGCAATAGAAGCGGACGGTTCGTCCGCAGTGCTTCGTAGCTTGCTTGGTCATGCCGCCGTTCATTGCTGCCGTTATACCGCACTAGGTAGTTCAGCGGTGCATTCAACCTCGTTGCCCCATGCGTCCCAACCTGCGGTGGTAGTTCTAGCGAATAGCTCAACTCGTGGCAGATCACCAAAGGTGTCAACAATCATATCTCTAAAAAATGCAGGCTTTTGGCTATGGGCTTCTCTTGGATGGTGCCAGTGGTTCCCTTTCACTCTTTTTTCTGCTTTTACAGTCCCTTTCCTACAAAACAATAAATATTCATTGGCAAGGGTGAATGTACCGCCCAACCCAATGCCCTTTGGGGTCTTATCCCACACCAACATGGTGCTTGGCTTAAAACCCCATGCGCGAGCCACTTCGTAGCTTTGCTCTAGGTATTTGTTTATAGTCCAAAGGAAAAGAACGCAATTTTTATCGGCTATATCTCTTACCGGCAATCCTTTTATTTCATCTAATCCCATCGTTGGATATGTAAGTTTTAAACTACGCTCACTGTCCCCGCTTTTTCTTCCCTGTTTGCTTCCTGCCATCACTTGCCACGGCGGGTCTGCATAAATTATTTGATATTTCTTTGTCATAAATTCTAACTCCAGTGTAATTGCGGCATAACCAAACCATCAAAACGATGCGCTACCGCGCACGTCTTATGGCAACTGTTATAACTCTACCAATATCCCCAAGCCCTTAAGTGCGGCGGCTCGAGTTTCGAGCATGTCATTGGGCATCTGCTCCCACCCGTAAAATGTCTTGCCGTAATAAAGATCGTCACAATTCCGGTCTTCGTCGTTAAGCTCACCTTTTAAGCGAATCATCTTTTCTTTATAGCTTTCCTGGCCAACCACTTCGTAGTCATCATTGTAAATATCGCAAGGGCCGTCCTCTTCGTCTCTGTCACTCCAGCAGCCATAGGTTTTCTCTTTATCTAACCACTGATAAACAGTCTCATCATTTTCAGCAAGTACGAAAGTTTCAATTGCTTGATGGCTGTCTTTTTGTGATAGGTGCTCAACATCAATTCTGTATAGGTTCATCTTTTTTACCTCGAGTTATAACAAGGCCGGTCAACTCAGACACACTACCGCGTGGCTTCGTTCTGGCTCTTGTGTTGGTTTAAGTTCATCGTTTTCAATCGGTTCATAGTTGCGGTAGCGTGCTGGTTACCGGCAACGTTAGCTGTCATACATTCCAAGCTCTTGGCCTAATTTTGTTAATTTATCTACAGCTTCAATTTGATCTTTAGTTACCTGCTTATTAACAGCGTCAGCCGCATCACGCAAACATTGTGCAAGCCCAT